CTTCTAAATATTCATCTGCCATTGTTTCCTCCTAATGATGTTGAATATGTTTACTATTAAATTCTTCTGCTCTTTCCAATAAATGTTCTCTTCGTTGCTCTTCATTGTAATTGTAGTTTCTAAACACTTCATCTTCTGTCGCAGTTATGCCAAGATACTCTAACAGTTCTTCATTAGTGTATGCAGATAGAGGTTTCTCAAATTTCATTGTTCCATATACTCCCATGCTAATCTCTAAAGCATGCTGTGTCTGAATCTGCAACACAAGCAAACCTATAATGTGTACCATTGATTTTATTCTTAACTATATTAATCCATCGCATATTGGTATCTCCCTCTTCTACATTTTCTTTACCAATAAGTATAATAAGATCAGCTTCACCTGCCTTACCTGTCTTTGAGCCTGACATCATGCCATAATCTAAACTTGTCCGGCCTTCTGCATCAGCAGACAATTGATTAAAGCCCATGAACACACAGTCATATCTCTTAGCTATTGACCTAGCTTGACCATATAATTCTGTAAGTCTTAAATCCTCTCGTGCAAATGAGCCAGAGAGAGGAACTTTATCTAGTATATCTACACATACCACATCAGGTCTTTCTGTTTCAATCTTCATCTCGATTTCACCTAGTGTCATCTGATCTCCATCAAGCACAAGTAGATTGTCTTGTATCTTAGACCATCGTGTCTTTAATTCATCAGGATATTTAGAGAGATTGCGTGTAGATATTTGTGTAGCAGCAGACATCATTCTATAGGTATGTCTTCTAGCTAA